ACGTTGTGATGTTACCAAATGAAGACTTGATAAGTTTCATTGAAGATAACAACTCGTCTGAACCTGCTGTTGCTACAGCTTTTGAACCATTTGTTTGGTCATTGACTGTATCAGCGTCAGCATGTAAAGCAGACTGTTTAAAACCTGATAGATAACCAAGAACTTCTTGGTCATGCTGATCAGCTAAACGGTATGCTGCACGATCAGTTGCAAGTTGCATGAAATTTGCGTGACTATGCGCCTCTTCGATATCATCGATCTTAAAAGCATAGTAGTTCGCTTTATCTACAACTAGAGAAAAATCCTCATCGTCAAGATCTTGCGCTGCAACCTGTGTACCCCTAGCATAAGACGACACAGAAATTTCAGGTTCTTTGATAATTTTCACTGTATCACCTTGGGCAGAAATCTCCCCAAAATAATCAGAGTTGGTTATATCACCACATACTGTACTCTTGCGAAAAGCAAGCTGTACCTTTTTGGAGTATATGATACTGGAAAAGTTACCGTTAGGTAAGTTACCGTATCCTCCTGCTGTTGAAAAAGCCATTGTTAATCCTCCTGATATTTGGCTTAAAAAATAAAGCTAAACACCTTTAAAGAGGCTGACGTTCTAGGGTAACACGTAGGTGGGCCTATACTTGTGCAGGTAAGTCTTTGTGTAGTTTATGCTTTTGCTTGGAAAGTATCTTTGAAGGTAGTCCATAAAGGAGGCTTCAATACAGATACATGTAGTTATATAGAAGACTTTTAAACTGTCAACTACTTAGATACGTCATAGATAAATTTACCTTTTTTCATTGCTTCAGCAATTTCATCCTGACGTTCCTCAAACTCCTTTGTTGACATTCTAGCTACGTCAGACTCTTTTATTTGACCTGAAGTACCTTTGTCATCAATAGAAGCACGAGTTCCTTTGGTAATGGTAGAAGCTGCAGCTTTTTTGCTATCACGCTTGTCTGCTATACTAATACCTTTATCAACCTTGTATAAATCAATAACACGAACAACTGAAGCAGGATCATCTGAGTTTTCGTACAGTGCATCCTTAACCCACTTGGGTTGTTCATCTACCCAGTTGTGAAACTCTTCTGAAGCTTTTAACTCGTCAAAGTCATCATGAGACTTACGTATGACGTTCTCAGCTTTTAATCTTAGAGCTTCTGTGTGTGCATCATCTAATTCTTTTAATCTTGATTCAGCTTTACTAAATAATTGTTTAGCTTTTTCTTCGGCAATCTTGTTAAAGATACCTGCTACATCAGGATATTGTTTTGCCCACTCATCAATCTCTTCAGGAGTTTTTGGTGGGATTATTGTGTCTGTTGCCTTACGGCTCTCAAGAGCTTGGATTCTTTCGTTCCACTCTTTTTCTTTGTCTTGCATATGTCTACGCAAGTCACCGTAACGTTTCTTAAAAGACTTCTCTTCAGCAGTTAACTCTGAATCATCTTCTTGTGTTTCGGTTTCCTCTGTGGCTTCTTCTTGTTTGGGATCGCTTTTTGTTTGAACTTCGGTGTCCTCAGTATCCTCGCCACTGGGTTTATCTTCAGCAACTTCTTCACCTCGAGCCTCTGCTTCTAACCTAGCAATTTCTTTTTCTTCTTCTTCAATAAGTTTTTGTTTTTTTGAGTGGTTAAATCCACGATCTACAAAACCTGCTGTTTTAGGTTTTTGCATTTCAGTTAATTCAGGCATATTTTTTCCTTTTCTGTTGGGGTCAGCCGTAGCTGAGTAGCCTTATAATTATTTATTTGCCTTTCTTTTTCTTCCTTTGCATCAGTCCACCTTTGTTTAAATCCTCAAAACTATCTGCGTCATCTTTATCAATAGCTGCAGCACTCTTATCAATTTCAGCCGCATTTTCTGCACTCACATCAAAAGTTTGAGACTGGCTAGTTCCTCCACCAGGAGTGACCCCAGTAATACTATACCCTCCATCTTTATTTTTCTTTTTCTTTTCATAGCCTGATTTTACTGCAGATTGTTTAGTGTTAACAGTCTTAGGATCTTTTTGTTTGTAAGCTGCAAGTGGATCTGATGAAACTACCTTTTTATCTTTGATGCTAAAAATACTGTTTACTAAGTCTTTGTCTTTTTGAAGATCAGCAGCAATCTTGTCACCGTCAATCCAAGCATTAGGAAGAGAGTTAAGCATTGGATTCTCAGCGACAAACTCGTCTGCTTTATTTGTTAGGCTGTTGTACAAACCCATGTTACCTTGAGCTTTAGCAAGTGCTGCCATAGCGTTAACTCTTGCTACACTAGTACCTAACTTAATGGTGTTGATTAGATTGTTAGCTTTTCCTTGTAGGTTTTCTTCTGCCCACTCTTCAGGATTTGTAATACTTTCTGCCCAAGCATTAGGGTCTTTTGGTTCTGGTTTACCACCACCTCCACCTCCACCTCCACCGCCTCCTCCTCCAATAGGAGCACCCTTAATAGCTTCTGCTAACGCAGGTGAACCCATCAAGTAATAAGGTGGTTGAGTATACTTAACGTCAGCAGGAGGTGTTACTGCACCATCTACATACGTAACAATCCTTGTGTCAGAAGTATTCTTTGCGTTAACATATGTTTTAGTTGAGGTAACACTAGTAGGTTTCTGGTTAGGCTGTTGAAACTGGCTGAACCCTACAGTTGAAAAATTCATAGGAGCAAACGTATTTTGTGTAGCTTGTCCTGTTGTTGCCGTGTTTGTACCTGTTTGAGATTGTTGACCTAACATAGCAGGACCATCATTAGCAGCTACAGGTTGTGCAGGTGGAGAACCTGCCATAGGTTTACCACTCATGTTCTGTTGTACTTGTTGAGGAGACATTGGATCACCACCAATTCTACCTGTGTTTTCCATAGTCTGTAGACCAGACTTTGCTTGGTTACGTAAGTTCTCAAAAAAGTTTACACCGTAAAATCTAAGAACATCAGCAGGAACAACATATTCACCTTCGGATAACATGGCAGGAATATCATCTCGTACTTCTTTGGCTAAAGAGCCTGGAGGAACTTCGTTACCTGAGACAGGATCTTTAGTCATGCCATCATCTTTAAACGCCATCTGCATTTGATCTTTCATTGCTGTACCACCTTCATTAAACATTCTTAGTTTACCATCTCTTGTCCTTACAGCCATTTGCTTCATTTGAGAGATAGTGGGTTTCTTTACATTTTTAGCTAGTACAAGAGGACCAACTTGAATTATTTCATCTGCTTCAAATACAGGAGCACCAGTTTTTTTATTGTAAAAAGCACTTCCACGATAAGGATTCATTCCTATCTGTGTCCACTCTTCTGAACCTGAAGCTATTATCTCAGCAGCTTGTCGTTGTAAATCATAAGGATCTTCAGGCTGATACTCTCCAAAGATACGAGCAATAGTAGCTTTACCTTGAGGTTTAGGAGCATCTTCTCCTGTAGCTTGAACAAGTCTTTTGCCTCTAGCAATATCAAGGGCTGTCCTAGGATCTGAACCAAAGTTAATATTCTTTAATCTAATAGCTTGTCCGTATCCAACAACACTACCTGACTTTTGATTACCATCATGAATAGAGACTACCCATGTATCATAGTCATCATAGGCATTGATATCTAGTCTAGAAGATACTACTTGCCCTTTATCTAAGTCTTTTCCTTTAACACCTATGATAGGGTACTTTTTAGCTTTCTTACCTAGTGCTCCTGTTATCTGAGTAAGACTAGGCATCATGCCTAAGACTTGCTCTGCAGTAAACTCTTGTGGATCAGGTATAAAATCTTTTATTCTTTGCCTAGCTTCTTTAGAAGTAATTTCACCTTCTAGTAAATCAGATGCTGCCCTTTTTGATCCTTCAGGATTCTTTTGTCTTTGTGACTCAGGTAGTTTATTTTCTTTACGCCACTGCTCTAGTGCTTCAGAATCTTTAATAAGTCTTTCTGCTTCTTTTGCATCTGCAGCTTTATCAACTATTTTTGTACTAGTTTTTCGTATTATAGTTTTACCTACTTGACCTAAGCCAGGAATCATACCTACAGCTTCACTAGCAGCCAACATACCTATCTTAGCTAAACTAGGATCTTCTTCTTGTAACTCTTCTTTAATATCTCTTATAGTTGTTGCAGTGCTAATGCCTGGAATACTTTCTATTGCTGCTTTTCCTAAAGCTTTTACAGTTTCACTTGTTTCTTCTGGGTCAACAACTGTCACACCGTAGGATCTAGCTAAATCTAAATCTTTATTTTCTGCTAGACCACCTTCGTCATAGGATGGTAAGTCATCATCATCAAGAGAAGCATATTCAGGAACAAACTTTTTAAATACAGGGTCTTGTTCAGCCATCTTTTGAGTAAATTCAAAGTCAATGTCGTTGTACGTAATTCTTCTTAGTGCTAGAACGTTACTCTTTACATAAGCAGGATGATTTTCTCTTATACTAACCTCACCCCCATCGTGATTACCACCTACTACGTTGATGTACTCTCCACCAGTATAAAGGCTTTTACCTCCTTGGGATGTTATTCTGTCACCTGCATAAAAAGTTACGTGATCTCCTTTACCATCTCCGTCAAAATCAAAAACAACTAGGTCACCTTCTTTGGCATCTTCAAAGCTTTCTACCTTTGATCCGTAGTCTTTGTACTTATCTGCTCTGAGTCTGTCATACTTATCTTTTGATTTTAAAGGATCTGCTCCAAGTTCACTAAGAACGTGAGCAACAAAAGCTGCGCACCAAGCATCTTTTACAGGATCAAGATTTGTTTCTCCACCTGCAGCCGTATCCATAAAACCTTTTATAGCTTTTTGACCAGTTTCAGTAAGTGAGTTTAAACCTGAAAGAATTTTTGATTTTTTTGAGTTAGGATTACGTGTACCTTCTAAAAGATAGTTAAGCTCCGCAATTTTATCTATGGGGCTTACTGAGCCAGGTCTTATCTTCGGTCTTATATTTGGTATTGGTTTACGTGGTCTAGGCTCTGGTTTCTTACTAAATAGTTTATCTGTCTGTGATACGACACTAGGTTCTGTTGATGTTTCTGATGGTAGTTCAGGATAAAAAGCATCTGGACTAGATTGTGCAGAATCTAAGTAAGTATCAACTTGGTTATAAAGACCTTCAGGAAGATCTATACCTATCGTAGGATCTTCTTTCTCAAGACCAAAACGCCCAATAGTTGTTTCAGGTTCAGTCTGATTACCCTGTATGTTCAGCACCATTCACTTCATCCCTTAAAAGTTTTAATCTACGTAGTGCTCTTGCTTCACCTTGTAGTCTAAATAAGTCATCTGGTTTTAACGTTTGTTCTATTTGAATGTGAACGTAGTTAAGTCTTCGATCCAGTTCTTCGTTAAACGAGTTCCATAGTTTGTTGTCGTTTACTAAAGGTTTTAAGTTCATCCTTGCCCTTGTCCTGTGTTAGCAGTAAATCCAGGCTCACCTGGGGTAGGAACAGAGCCTGTACCTATCTGCCCACCACCAGATCCTTGAGTATCTTGTGCTTGTGCTCCTGCAGGTGCTCCTTGTTGTGGTGGTGCTGCCTGTGGAGGTGGTGGATTTTCTGCTTGAAATTTCTTTAAGATCTCAGCTTGTATAGCTGCGTCTGTCATTGAGTTAGCAACTTTGTCAGGATCAAGATCCATAGAATTTGCAATCTCTCTGATAATATAATCCATTTTTGCGAAAGGTGCAAGAGCAGGATTCTGAACAACACCAAGAAACTGCATGAGTCTTTGACTACGAACTTCGTTAGCCATCAAAGAGTTTGTACCCTCAGCTTTAATTTCTAGATCACCTTTAATACTAGGATCAAAATCAAACTGCATGTTAAAACTAAAGAAAGCTTTCGCTAGTGGTGATAATAAGTAATCATCTATATTTTTAACAACAGTACGTATGCTACCGTTGGCAGCAGACATAAGCATAGAAATACCAGAAGCAGTACGACCCACTCCTTGTATGCCTGTTTGACCATGAGCGAAAGAAGGGAAACCTGTTGACTCATCTGCTAACACTCTTGCTTTGTCGAACATCTGCATGTTCTCGTTGCTTACGTTGGGGAACTTAGTACCAAAGATAGCCTGTCCAGGTGCTCCCCCCATTCTTCTCAGGACTTTGCCAGGGTACATTGTTAGATCCTGACCAGGGGCTAGATTAGTTTCGTCTACTTCAATAAGCAAGTTACCTGATAATGCTGCATTGTCCACACTCATACGCATGAAGCCATTCATGAGTGTTTGTGTGTCATCCATGTTTTCAGCAAGACCTACACCAAAAAAACTGTAAGGATTAATTTCGTAGGGTACAGCATAGTACGGAAGTATAGCAGGGTTAAACGGATTCATTACAAGTCGTAATACTTGTCCGTTACAAATCCAGATATTAACTGATACTTGATCCTGATCTTTCAACTCTTTTGGAATATCTACATCGTGATCTTTTAAAATATCAGTATCAACATAACCCCAGAACTCAAGGACGTTATAACGTTCTGCTTTAGTCTCTTGGTCAGCATCCTCCATAACCTGTTCCCACCACTCTTTTGAGTAGGACTCACCAATTTCAATTGCTGTGTCAATTGAGTTAGATCTAAAGAAAGGTCTGTTCTTTAAAGATCTCATCTGTGACCTAGACATTTTATGTCGTTCAATAACGTACTCAGCCTCATCCATGTTGTTCGCATCTGGATCAGGATAAAAATTCCAGATACTTACACTAGAAGTCTGGGGAATAGTTTTGTACATTGGGGAGTAGTTGCCTTGATCATCCCAGTTAGGATATTCTTTATCAAGAGCAAATGGGCCTTTCATTATGCCTGTACCAAACAGAGCAGTTTCAAAGGCTGTGTTACGCAATTGTTTGCTTGCGTTAGATTCGTCTAGTTGATCATGGATTTTCTTTTCCATTTTCTTTGCTGCTACCATAGCAGGATGATAACTAGGTTGTGATGGTGTTTGTCCTTCACCTTCTCTAAGATCGTCAAGAACAGGTTCTAGTTTATTACGTAAACCCCCTAGTCTTTCTCTTAGATCAATTATGGTTTCTCCAGGCTGTAACTTTGTATCATCAGGAGTAAGACCTTGTGAAGTAGCTTCTTTTATTTGAGGGTTTGTTTCAAAGTGTACAGCCTCTGCTACACCGTCAGGAAGTTTAGTAGGGTTTATTGAAATAGGAAACTTGTGGCTTCCAAATAAAACATCGACAATTTGACCGTAAGCTGCAAGAACTTTAGTCTTGGTTACTTTTACAAATACTCTGGATTTTTCTGTGGAAGTAAACTGTACGTCAGGACCGTAGATACCTCTGTAGTTCTGATAAGATTTAATCCATCTTTGTTCGTCAGAGTATCTGGCTTTGTCAGCTTTACTATATTTGTCTTCTACAAAACCTACGATAGTTCCTGTAGCAGGATCACTACGGCTTTCGTTGTCTTCAGTATCTTCTATATATGAAGACGTATCTTCATCCATTGATAATTCATCTGAGTCAAAAATATCATCTTCTTCCATAGGAAATCCTTAATAACCAAAAGTGGGATCTGAAGCTTGAAATCCAGATCTTTGAGAAGCAGGATCAAAATCAAATATGCTGCTTCTTGGACGTGTCATCACACCGTATCTAAGTGCGTCATACAAATGGTCTTCTGAGTGAGTGTCAACATCTTCAGGGTTTCTTTTATCCAAAGGTATAGACGGTAGTTGAGAGATAAGATTTGTGCAGTTATTAAATATAACAAGCCTTGGCTCTTCCGTAAATTCATCCACTTGTAATCGTCTGTGTATCTCGTTTTTACCTGCTACCCTAGAACCTTTTGATCTGTCAGATGGTCTCCAACGACAACCTTTCATAATCATTTGTTCTGCTAGGCTAGGTCCAGTGTCTCCACGATTATGCCAGAGAGAGGAGTCTAGAACTCCGTATCTTACTTTTTCTCCGTCTTCAATGTCCAGGATCATGTCAGCCAAATCAGTAGCAATTATTTTAGAAACATATAGCTCTCTGTAGACTATTAGCTGTTCAGACCCTGGAGCAACTGCGAACCAGACCACACCAGTATAAGATCCGTATCCGTAGTCACAAGCTCTAAATCGAGTCCAGTTACTAGGTATGTCAAAAGGATCTACTGCGTGAATACGCCTGTTAAACTCTGGGAAGGCTGCACCTTCGTTTATATCCCAATCCCCTTCAAGTAGTTGTCTTCTTTGATGTTCTGGTAAAGACAAAAGGTTTGCTTCGTACATACCGTCTTCAGAAAGGTAGGGATTATCAAATAACGTAGCAGGAATAAACTTTCTTTTAAATAGAGGTTCACCCTGTCTTGTGTGACCTTTAGGCCACTTTATTACTTCTCCGTTTTCGTCTGTTGCCCAAAAAGATTCGTCTGGTGTATTGGGATCAATAAAAACTTTTTTTACCCATTGGTGTCCTGGACCTCCAGGGTTGCTTGTGGCTCTCATATAAAGAGGAAGCCCACTGGCTCTTGTAGCACGTAGTCTTGAACGCATGTATGTCCAAGCATAATCTGAGGGCCACTGTGTAAGTTCGTCAAAGCCAATCCAGTTAAAGGCTTGTCCTTGGTATCTCATAACATCATCATCACGATCAAGGTATGACATCCACAGTGTTGCACCGTTAGGTGCTACCCAAGTCTTATCTCTTTCCATGAACTTTATTCCTGGCACAGCCTTTGGATAAAGTTGTTTGCTTACAGAAATAAGTTCTCGTAGCTCTTCTGTACTCCTACGAACAAGTAGCATTCGTGCATGTGGATTCGTAAAATATCTAACTGGATCAGCAACCAACGAGAACGACTTCCCACCTCCTGCTGCCCCTCCATATAGTACCTCTTGTTCTGTAGCTGCTAGAAACCTAGTCTGTGGTCCAGGGTTAGGTTCAAATATTACTTCTTGTTTGACCACAGAAGGGGCAACACTCCCCTCTTTCGAGTTTGATGTAGCCCTCATCTGCGTCAAGACTTCTGGTGTGTTTTCCACCAAGTCTTTCTTCTTCGATCTTCTGGCTTTTCCTTGCCGCTTCTTTGTATTTTTTGGCATACTGCCTGTAGTTAGAAGATGCTCGCCTTCTTTTTTCTTCCATTCTGACACGTTTATATAACCCTACATGTGAGATGCTTCTACCAGATTGATCAGACAACCACTTAGCTACTTGTCTTACACTGTAATCTTTAAGAAACTTCTTTGCTTTTTCTAAAAGTTCTAGTTCTTCAGGGATAGGAATAAGAAGCATATCGTCTTCTTTATCCTGTTCATAACCAAAGGGTACGTGTCTTCCTACCCTTATGACAGGATACCACTCTCCTAGTTTTCCTTGTAGTGGTATCTGCCAATCAACTTTGGTTGGGTGATCTGCTTCTGATGCTCTCTTACTCATTATCTTTCGCAGGTAAAATAAACAAAGGCTCTGCAGACTTTACTTCTACCTTATCTGTTTTAGTGAAACCTGCACGATCTAAAATATCTTT